AGTTAAGGAATCTCAAGCTGAGTTTACTGGAGAACTTGCTGTTAAGAGTATCATACAAGCAGGAGAAGAATTTAATCTTCGTTGTCCTATGGATGGCGAATACAAAATAGGGAGGAACTGGAGTGAAACACATTAAACATTGTAAAAAATGTAACATAGATAAACCCTTATCAGAATATCAAAAATATATTAAAGATGGAATTAATATAGGTCAAAGTTATTGTCGTGAGTGTAGAAATTCTGAGAACACGTGGTCTGCTAAAACAAACCCCACTTCAAATCCTCAACGCATGTATGTGAACGGAAAGTATATTCCTATATCTCATCCTCTCTACAAGGCTGGGAACTTTAAAACTTTTGAAGATGCTGCATTTCAATCCTTATCTAGGTATGCTACTACCTCGGAAGGAGAAGTCTACATCATTATTAACCCAGCTTGGAAAGGCTGGATTAAAGTAGGTATGGCTATTGATGCTGAAGACAGGCTTAAAGGTTATCAAACTTCTAGTCCGCTAAGAGATTTCAAATTAAAGTTTAAGAAATACTTTGACAATAGACGCGTAGCAGAACAACAGGCTCATGCTTTGTGTGCTAAGAAAGCACTTAAGCGTAAAGGAGAATGGTTTAAGGTAGACTTTAAAATAGCTAAAGATATTATTAATAACATGGAACTAAAGTGAAACCAAATACAGAAGATAGAAAAAAGTTTGACATTGACCTAGAGTATGGTACAATACGTGAAGATAAAATAGCAGAGATGCTAACAGGTAAAAAGATTGAGGTTAAATCTGAGAAAGATTTATGGCAGAAGTCCGGAAACATATGTATTGAATATGAATCATGGGGTAAGCCATCGGGTATCAGAGCAACCGAAGCTGACTACTGGTTTCATAATCTCTGTGTTGGTGATAATGAATTTTGTACTTTAGTTTTTAAGACCGATGTTTTAAAAACAATAGTAGAAAAATTAGATACATTTAAAACTGTATGTGGAGGAGACCACAAAGCAAGTAAAATGTATTTATTAAATTTACAAAAGTTATTTTCAACCGATGTAATAAAAGCATTTAAGGAAGCAGAAAAAAATGAAAAAGAAAACAAAAACACTTGACACATTAGTCGAAGACATCTATAATAAGATAGGTGTACTTGCTGATGGTGAGCACATGGAACTAGACGAAGCCACTATAGATAAGTTTGGTGAGTCTATGAAAGAAGTTCTTTACAACTGGTCACACCCTGCACCACGAGGTAACGCTACCCTACGTATGTCTAACGTGGGTAGGAAAGAAAGACAGCTTTGGTACGACATGAAGACTGAAGGTACTCCAGAAAGGATGCCTCCTTCCCTGTTTATTAAATTCTTATATGGGCACTTGCTTGAGGAAGTTGTGTTGCTGTTAGTTAAACTAGCAGGACATGAGGTAACAGGAGAACAGAAAGAAATTACTGTCTCTGGTATCAAAGGACACATGGACTGTATCATTGATGGTGAAGTTGTTGATATTAAAACAGCATCCGGATTTGCCTTTAAGAAATTTAAAGACGGGACACTGGCAGAGAACGATGCGTTTGGTTACATGGCACAGTTAGCTGGTTATGAAGAAGCACAGGGTACAAGCAACGGTGGTTTCCTAGCTCTTAACAAAGAGTCAGGAGAGTTAGCTTTATATCAACCCGATAGCTTTGATAAGCCTAACATCAAAAAGAAAATTAGTAGTATTAAAAAAGCTGTTAAGCTTTCTACTCCTCCTGAAAGATGTTACAATCCTATACCGGATGGTAAGTCTGGTAACATGCAACTTGCAAAAGGCTGTGTATATTGTAGACATAAGTTTGAATGTTACAAGGATTCAAATGAAGGAGAAGGTTTACGAGTATTTAAATATTCAAATGGTTATAGGTATCTAACACAGACACCTAAAGCCCCTAACGTTATTGAGGTAACAAGATTATGAGTGGAAGAAAATCTAAAGAGCTAAGAAAGAAAGGCAAGGCTTTACTCATTGAGTGGATTAGAACAATGGTACCTGAAGGAGAAGACGGTACCCGTATCAATGAACAGAACTTGTCTGAGTTCTTACCACAGCAAACACATTTCTTTGCTAACGGACAGCTTAGACTAAGTGCCTATACTTTAAAATGGTTTTACAAGAAAGTAAAACGTAACCCCGATGTAACACTGGAGAACATTAATGCCTAAGAGAGTACCTCGGAAACCGAGACCAAAGAAGACTGGAGTACCTAAAGGGTATGACAGTTTATGGGAGTATGACATTCACCAAACCATTCTACAAGGTTGGAAACACCATTACGAATCTATTAAGTATATCATTAAGAAAGATTATGAAGTAGACTTTGCTAAAACAATAGAAGATAAAACTATCTTACTGGAAGCTAAAGGCAGGTTCTGGGACCATGCTGAGTACAGTAAATACATATGGATAAGAAAAGCACTACCCTCTAACATGGAGCTAGTGTTCTTGTTTCAAAAACCTTTCTCTCCTATGCCGGGAGCTACAGTAAGAAAGAACGGAACCAAACGAACACACGCTGAGTGGGCTGAAACAAATAACTTTAGGTGGTATAGTGAAGATACTTTACCCGATGACTGGAGAAACAATGAACTATAAATTTAATGAAGATAAATTAATACAAGAGCTACAAGCCTACATTGATGGTACATATGGTGAGCACTATGCTTCAGATAAGTACCAAGCCACTGATGTCATCATTGACTCAGGACATGGTATGGGTTTTTGTATGGGTAATATTATAAAGTATGCTAAACGGTATGGAAATAAAGATGGACACAACAAAAAAGACTTGCTAAAAATCTTACACTATGGTATAATAATGCTTGATATACACGATGATAGAGACAAGTTTTTTAAAACAGGAGAGAGTAAGTGGTAGAAGATAAAGTAGGTATCAAGGAATATCTTGGTATAAAAATTAATTATAGTAATGAAAAGAATTTAGATAAGTTTAGTCTTGATACACTCAAGGATAGATACTTATGGGAGAAAGAAACACATGCCCAAGAAGCATTCGCAAGAGCCTCCGTCTTCGGAGCAACCTATAAAGGAGTCACAGATTTTGAATTGGCTCAACGACTTTATCACTACAGTTCCGCCTGTTGGTTCATGTTTAGCACTCCTATACTTAGTAACGGGGGAACAAGTCGTGGGCTTCCTATCAGTTGTTTTCTTAATTATGTACCTGATAGTAGGGGTGGTTTATCAAATCATTATGATGAAAACATTTGGTTGGCTAGTTCAGGTGGAGGTATTGGTGGATATTGGGGAGACATTAGGAGCAACGGTGTATCTACTGCTCACGGCAGTAAGTCTACTGGTTCTATTCCTTTCATGCATGTAGTTGATTCTCAGATGTTAGCCTTTAATCAAGGTGTAACAAGACGAGGTTCTTATGCCGCATACATGGACATTAGTCATCCAGAGATAGAAGAGTTTATAAACATTAGAAAAGAATCTGGTGGAGATATTAATAGGAAGTGTTTAAACCTACACAACGGTATTAATATTAGCAATGACTTTTTACAAGCAGTTGAAACAGACTCAGACTGGAGACTTATTGACCCTAAGAGCCATGAAGCTATTAAGGTTGTAAGTGCAAGAGACCTGTGGTGGCAGATAATTAATGCTAGGGCAGAGACAGGAGAGCCTTACATGATTAACATTGATAGATGTAATGAATCGTTGCCGAAAGAACAGAAGGCTTTAGGCTTAGAGATTAAACAAAGTAACTTATGTTCCGAAATAACTCTAGCCACTAACGAAGAACGAACAGCAGTGTGTTGTTTGTCTAGTGTAAACTTAGAATACTTTGATGAGTGGTCAGAGAATCCTATGTTTATATCTGATTTAATAACTATGTTAGACAACGTGCTTCAACATTATATTGATAACGCTGTGGATACAGACAACTTAGGAGAATACAATGCAAACTTTAAACGTTTTACAAAACACATCAAAGAAGGTAAGGAAGGCTTTGTCAAATCTGCTTACTCTGCTTACCGAGAAAGGTCATTGGGCTTGGGTGCGATGGGATTCCATTCGTATCTCCAATCACGGGGGTTACCTTTTGAGGGTATATACGCTACGGGATTTAATTACAAAGCGTTTAAACACATTAAAGGACACGCTACCAAAGCTTCTGAACAACTGGCAGACGAACGTGGTGAAGCTCCTGATGTCAGCGGCAGTGGGAGGAGGAATGCTCATCTCCTCGCTGTTGCTCCTAATGCCTCTTCTAGTATTATTTGTGGCGGGACATCTCCTTCTATTGAGCCATATAGGGCTAATGTATATACACACAAAACTTTATCAGGCTCGTACCAAGTAAAGAACAGGCATTTAGAAAACTTATTAGCAGATAAAAAACTAACTAAGACTAAGCTCCAAGAGGTGTGGAAAGATATTGCAGGGCATGAAGGCTCAGTACAGCACTTAGATATTCTTACAGATGAAGAGAAAGAAATATTTAAAACAGCTAATGAACTTGACCAGATGTGGATAGTAGAACACGCTTCTAAACGTCAAGAGTTTATCTGTCAGGCTCAGTCAGTTAATTTATTCTTTACTATTCCTACAGCCACCGAGCCACAGGAAGTACATGATGAGTACATGCAGTATGTTAATGATGTACACTGGTATGGAATGAATAAACTTAAGTCTTTGTATTACTTCCGGACGAATGCCGCACGTAATGCAGAGAATGTTAATAACAAAGTTCAACGTATCAGGCTTGAAGATACTGAATGTATATCATGTGAGGGATAGTATGAAATGTTGGCACTGTAATACAGATTTAATATGGGGTGGAGACATCGACCTCGAAGAAGAAGATGATGGTTTTGTTATGGAAACTAATTTAAGTTGTCCTAAATGTCACTCAGAAGTTTTAGTTTACTTACCAAAACTGGATACATTATGACACAAGAAGAATTTACAAACATCTTTACAACAGAATTTAAAGGGTTTACTAGTAGAATGTGGGTTGACTACATTGATGAAACTAAAGGACCCTTTGCACAAACCGATGATTACGCAGGTTATGTAATCAAGAATTTTAAATATTTAATTAAAAAGTTTAACACGGAGAACACATGAGCTTACTAGATACAAGAGACCATTATAAACCTTTCGATAATCCTTGGATGTTCGATTACTATGTACTACAGAATCAAATGCATTGGATGCCTGAATCTGTACCACTTCACACCGATGTCAAAGATTGGCAGGAGATGAAACCTAACGAGAAGAACTTACTCACACAAATCTTTAGATTGTTTACACAATCAGATGTAGATGTTGGGGC